TAACCAACGCAAATTCTCCTTTAACACCACATACTCTAGTGTGCATAACCCTGTTATCAGGAAATATAAATCTCGCCAATCTAGAACAGGCTTGTGATAGTAAGTCATGCAACTCCTTTGGCTCACCAGAGTAGGCAACTGACAGACGCGAATGCATTACGTTTGAATAAATGTTTGTTCCTTTAGGTACGATCCTCACTGATGGTGAAGATCCATTCTTCTTTTCTTCCGTCTGTAATTCCTCCGTGTCATTTTCAGTTCTTGGAGCCTGAATCTTTTTTGACCTGGACAGCTTGTACGCAATTGCCACAGCACCAAAAGTGGCCAATCCTCCTATAATATATGGCATTGATTTCTTCATTCTTGAGTATATTGAAAAATGAGCAGGATCAACACAAGCATCAGATACGCCTATAAAACTACTCAAAGCCTCACAATAATAATCCCTTTTTTCAATATGCTCATTCTTCGGAGCACTGAACCAACTATTAACCTTCCCTACTGAATAAGAAAAAACACTAATGAAAGAAATAAAGATAACAATGAATCCAAAAACATAGGGCATATAAGAGTTTCTGAAATTAGCTGTCCAATTTATCATATAACAAAACACCATAATGATCAGAGACATCTCAACAAACATTTTCACTGGCGCTGGAGGATTGAAGATAATCCTTGATTTAGGCTCAGAAATCCAGGCCCAAAATTGATGGTAAACAATTCCCAACGACAAACGCGACAACATATATGCTGAATGTGAAACACTATGATATTTTGCTTCAACAACTTTTCCAACGCGATTAGCCAAAACCGGCAATTCTGAAAACCGAAAATTTCTTCTCATTGGAAATTTCTGATAAGCTTTATTGGCTTTCTTAGCACAATCCACATACAATTTTGCATGCTTCCTGGCTTCTTCCATGATTATTTGACGTGTTTTAGTATCATATCCTGGTAGTGAACCAGGTTTAGAAAAGTCTTCGTTAAAGCTAACACGCCACTTCTCGACATCTTCCTCAATCTCTTTCAGCTCTTCATCAGAATATTTTTCATCCATCATGGGATCTCCATAATTGCTATGCAAATGATATAAATTTTCCTCATCGATTTTCTTCTGATGCTGATCAAACCATCCTTCTACCAATGGTTTTTCGACATTTGAAACAATATTTATCTTATGATCATCTTTCAAATATCTCAACAAACTGGCATTTGACTTCTTCAGTTCCTGTATTTTCTCTTCACGCTCATAATATTTAATAGCATAATCACAGAAAAAATTCGAAAATTCATCTACTTCCACATCATTCAACAAAACATTCTGCTTTGATTGCCAATTGTTTACTGCTTCTAATCGATAAAACCTAAAAGTCCATCTATCCAATAATTGATCTGTAACAACACCTTTCATATTTGGTTTCTCCGTCAACTCAATATAGTGAAATCTTCTTCTCATTGCAGCGGGACTATTATACATTGCTGTAATGTTCATGTCAGGCTTATTGCAATCCAGTAACACAAACTTAAATTGTGCTCGAATCTTATTCTTCTTTTCTAATTGAGCAGCATTCAATGTATATGGCATAGAATCAATGATAGACAACATCTCATCCATTGTTGGATCACCTTGCATTTTCGCTCTATTCTCACTAATTGCTCCTGGTTCAGATATTCTGAGAAAAGGATGCTGATTTGGCTCATATCCATCATAAAATTCCGCTCCCAAGTTCTTATCAAAGATCATACTCTCATCAAATTCCTTAAAACCCAAGATCTTTGAAATCATCTCGCACAAAGGATTTAACAACGAACTTTTTCCAATATTTGGAGCCCCATGTACTACTACTGCAAATGGAGTTACCCTTGACTTATTGTCCAGGGCTTTAACAGCCTCCAAACATACAGTGCCCTGAGCAATTCTCTCTCTGACTGCAACAGCCCTTGAGTGTGTGAATG